ATGGCTGCGTGAGACACACGTAGCCTACCAGTTTCTTACTGCTCTACTCTGCAAAGCAAGAGATTAAGAACCCATCATGGATCCTGTGTACGTGGACATAGACGCTGACAGCGCCTTTTTGAAGGCCCTGCAACGTGCGTACCCCATGTTTGAGGTGGAACCTAGGCAGGTCACACCGAATGACCATGCTAATGCTAGAGCGTTCTCGCATCTAGCTATAAAACTAATAGAGCAGGAAATTGATCCCGACTCAACCATCCTGGATATTGGTAGTGCGCCAGCAAGGAGGATGATGTCGGACAGGAAGTACCACTGCGTTTGCCCGATGCGCAGTGCAGAAGATCCCGAGAGACTCGCCAATTATGCGAGAAAGCTAGCATCTGCCGCAGGAAAAGTCCTGGACAGAAACATCTCTGGAAAGATCGGGGACTTACAAGCAGTAATGGCCGTGCCAGACACGGAGACGCCAACATTCTGCTTACACACAGATGTATCATGTAGACAGAGAGCAGACGTCGCGATATACCAAGACGTCTATGCTGTACACGCACCCACGTCGCTATACCACCAGGCGATTAAAGGGGTCCGATTGGCGTACTGGGTAGGGTTTGACACAACCCCGTTCATGTACAATGCCATGGCGGGTGCCTACCCCTCATACTCGACAAATTGGGCAGATGAGCAGGTACTGAAGGCTAAGAACATAGGATTATGTTCAACAGACCTGACGGAAGGTAGACGAGGCAAATTGTCTATTATGAGAGGAAAAAAGCTAGAACCGTGCGACCGTGTGCTGTTCTCAGTAGGGTCAACGCTCTACCCGGAAAGCCGTAAGCTACTTAAGAGCTGGCACCTACCATCGGTGTTCCATTTAAAGGGCAAGCTCAGCTTCACATGCCGCTGTGATACAGTGGTTTCGTGCGAAGGCTACGTCGTTAAGAGAATAACGATGAGCCCAGGCCTTTACGGAAAAACCACAGGGTATGCGGTAACCCACCACGCAGACGGATTCCTGATGTGCAAGACCACCGACACGGTTGACGGCGAAAGAGTGTCATTCTCGGTGTGCACGTACGTGCCGGCGACCATTTGTGATCAAATGACCGGCATCCTTGCTACAGAAGTCACGCCGGAGGATGCACAGAAGCTGTTGGTGGGGCTGAACCAGAGAATAGTGGTTAACGGCAGAACGCAACGGAATACGAACACCATGAAAAACTATATGATTCCCGTGGTCGCCCAAGCCTTCAGTAAGTGGGCAAAGGAGTGCCGGAAAGACATGGAAGATGAAAAACTCCTGGGGGTCAGAGAAAGAACACTGACCTGCTGCTGTCTATGGGCATTTAAGAAGCAGAAAACACACACGGTCTACAAGAGGCCTGATACCCAGTCAATTCAGAAGGTTCAGGCCGAGTTTGACAGCTTTGTGGTACCGAGCCTGTGGTCGTCCGGGTTGTCAATCCCGTTGAGGACTAGAATCAAATGGTTGTTAAGCAAGGTGCCAAAAACCGACCTGACCCCATACAGCGGGGACGCCCAAGAAGCCCGGGACGCAGAAAAAGAAGCAGAGGAAGAACGAGAAGCAGAACTGACTCTTGAAGCCCTACCACCCCTTCAGGCAGCACAGGAAGATGTTCAGGTCGAAATCGACGTGGAACAGCTTGAGGACAGAGCGGGTGCAGGAATAATAGAGACTCCGAGAGGAGCTATCAAAGTTACTGCCCAACCAACAGACCACGTCGTGGGAGAGTACTTGGTTCTTTCCCCGCAGACCGTACTACGTAGCCAAAAGCTTAGCCTGATTCACGCTTTGGCGGAGCAAGTGAAGACGTGCACGCACAGCGGACGAGCAGGGAGGTATGCGGTCGAAGCGTACGACGGCAGAGTCCTAGTGCCCTCAGGCTACGCAATCTCGCCTGAAGACTTCCAGAGCCTAAGCGAAAGCGCAACGATGGTGTACAACGAAAGAGAGTTCGTAAACAGAAAGCTACACCATATTGCGATGCATGGACCAGCCCTGAACACCGACGAAGAGTCGTATGAGCTGGTGAGGGCAGAGAGGACAGAACACGAGTACGTCTACGACGTGGACCAGAGAAGATGCTGTAAGAAGGAAGAAGCTGCAGGACTGGTACTGGTGGGCGACTTGACTAATCCGCCCTACCACGAATTCGCATATGAAGGGCTAAAAATCCGCCCTGCCTGCCCATACAAAATTGCAGTCATAGGAGTCTTCGGAGTACCAGGATCTGGCAAGTCAGCTATTATCAAGAACCTAGTTACCAGGCAAGACCTGGTGACTAGCGGAAAGAAAGAAAACTGCCAAGAAATCACCACCGACGTGATGAGACAGAGAGGTCTAGAGATATCTGCACGTACGGTTGACTCGCTGCTCTTGAATGGATGTAACAGACCAGTCGACGTGTTGTACGTAGACGAGGCGTTTGCGTGCCACTCTGGAACGTTACTTGCATTGATCGCCTTGGTGAGACCAAGACAGAAAGTTGTACTTTGTGGTGACCCGAAGCAGTGCGGCTTCTTCAATATGATGCAGATGAAAGTCAACTATAATCACAACATCTGCACCCAAGTGTACCACAAAAGTATCTCCAGGCGGTGTACACTGCCTGTGACTGCCATTGTGTCATCGTTGCATTACGAAGGCAAAATGCGCACTACGAATGAGTACAACAAGCCGATTGTAGTGGACACTACAGGCTCAACAAAACCTGACCCTGGAGATCTCGTGTTAACGTGCTTCAGAGGATGGGTTAAACAACTGCAAATTGACTATCGTGGACACGAGGTCATGACAGCAGCCGCATCCCAAGGGTTAACCAGAAAAGGAGTTTACGCAGTTAGGCAAAAAGTTAACGAAAACCCGCTTTATGCATCAACGTCAGAGCACGTCAACGTACTCCTAACGCGTACGGAAGGTAAACTGGTATGGAAGACACTCTCCGGTGACCCGTGGATAAAGACGCTGCAGAACCCACCGAAAGGAAACTTCAAAGCAACTATTAAGGAGTGGGAGGTGGAGCATGCATCAATAATGGCGGGCATCTGCAGTCACCAAATGACCTTTGATACATTCCAAAACAAAGCCAACGTTTGTTGGGCTAAGAGTTTGGTCCCTATCCTCGAAACAGCGGGGATAAAACTAAACGACAGGCAGTGGTCCCAGATAATTCAAGCCTTCAAAGAAGACAAAGCATATTCACCCGAAGTAGCCCTGAATGAAATATGCACGCGCATGTATGGGGTGGATCTAGACAGCGGGCTATTTTCTAAACCGTTGGTGTCTGTGTATTACGCGGATAACCACTGGGATAATAGGCCTGGAGGGAAGATGTTCGGATTCAACCCCGAGGCAGCATCCATTCTAGAAAGAAAGTATCCATTTACAAAAGGGAAGTGGAACATCAACAAGCAGATCTGCGTGACTACCAGGAGGATAGAAGACTTCAACCCTACCACCAACATTATACCGGCCAACAGGAGACTACCACACTCATTAGTGGCCGAACACCGCCCAGTAAAAGGGGAAAGAATGGAATGGCTGGTTAACAAGATAAACGGCCACCACGTGCTCCTGGTCAGTGGCTGTAGCCTTGCACTGCCTACTAAGAGAGTCACTTGGGTAGCGCCACTAGGTGTCCGCGGAGCGGACTATACATACAACCTAGAGTTGGGTCTGCCAGCAACGCTTGGTAGGTATGACCTAGTGGTCATAAACATCCACACACCTTTTCGCATACACCATTATCAACAGTGCGTAGACCACGCAATGAAACTGCAAATGCTCGGGGGTGACTCATTGAGACTGCTCAAACCGGGTGGCTCTCTATTGATCAGAGCATATGGTTACGCAGATAGAACCAGTGAACGAGTCATCTGCGTATTGGGACGCAAGTTTAGATCATCTAGAGCGTTGAAACCACCATGTGTCACCAGCAACACTGAGATGTTTTTTCTATTCAGCAACTTTGACAATGGCAGAAGGAATTTCACAACTCATGTCATGAACAATCAACTGAATGCAGCCTTTGTAGGACAGGCCACCCGAGCAGGATGTGCACCGTCGTACCGGGTAAAACGCATGGATATCGCGAAGAACGATGAAGAGTGCGTAGTCAACGCCGCCAACCCTCGCGGGTTACCAGGTGACGGTGTTTGCAAGGCAGTATACAAAAAATGGCCGGAGTCCTTTAAGAACAGTGCAACACCAGTGGGAACCGCAAAAACAGTCATGTGCGGTACGTATCCAGTAATCCACGCCGTTGGACCAAACTTCTCTAATTATTCGGAGTCTGAAGGGGACCGAGAATTGGCGGCTGCCTATCGAGAAGTCGCAAAGGAGGTAACTAGACTGGGAGTAAATAGTGTAGCTATACCTCTCCTCTCCACAGGTGTATACTCAGGAGGGAAAGACAGGCTGACCCAGTCACTGAACCACCTCTTTACAGCCATGGACTCGACGGATGCAGACGTGGTCATCTACTGCCGCGACAAAGAATGGGAGAAGAAAATATCTGAGGCCATACAGATGCGGACCCAAGTGGAGCTGCTGGATGAGCACATCTCCATAGACTGCGATGTTGTTCGCGTGCACCCTGACAGCAGCTTGGCAGGCAGAAAAGGATACAGCACCACGGAAGGCGCACTGTACTCATATCTAGAAGGGACCCGTTTTCACCAAACGGCAGTGGATATGGCAGAGATATATACTATGTGGCCAAAGCAAACAGAGGCCAACGAGCAAGTTTGCCTATATGCCCTGGGGGAAAGTATTGAATCGATCAGGCAGAAATGCCCGGTGGATGATGCAGATGCATCATCTCCCCCGAAAACTGTCCCGTGCCTCTGCCGTTACGCCATGACACCAGAACGCGTTACCCGACTTCGCATGAACCATGTCACAAGCATAATTGTGTGTTCTTCGTTTCCCCTTCCAAAGTACAAAATAGAAGGAGTGCAAAAAGTCAAATGCTCCAAGGTAATGCTATTTGACCACAACGTGCCATCGCGCGTAAGTCCAAGGGAATACAGACCTTCCCAGGAGTCTGTACAGGAAGCGAGTACGACCACGTCACTGACGCATAGCCAATTCGATCTAAGCGTTGACGGCAAGATACTGCCCGTCCCGTCAGACCTGGATGCTGACGCCCCAGCCCTAGAACCAGCCCTTGACGACGGGGCGATACACACGTTGCCATCTGCAACCGGAAACCTTGCGGCCGTGTCTGACTGGGTAATGAGCACCGTACCTGTCGCGCCGCCCAGAAGAAGGCGAGGGAGAAACCTGACTGTGACATGCGACGAGAGAGAAGGGAATATAACACCCATGGCTAGCGTCCGATTCTTTAGGGCAGAGCTGTGTCCAGTCGTACAAGAAACAGCGGAGACGCGTGACACAGCTATGTCTCTTCAGGCACCGCCGAGTACCGCCACGGAACTGAGTCACCCGCCGATCTCCTTCGGTGCACCAAGCGAGACGTTCCCCATCACATTTGGGGACTTCAACGAAGGAGAAATCGAAAGCTTGTCTTCTGAGCTACTAACTTTCGGAGACTTCCTACCCGGAGAAGTGGATGATTTGACAGATAGCGACTGGTCCACGTGCTCAGACACGGACGACGAGTTACGACTAGACAGGGCAGGTGGGTATATATTCTCGTCGGACACTGGTCCAGGTCATTTACAACAGAAGTCAGTACGCCAGTCAGTGCTGCCGGTGAACACCCTGGAGGAAGTCCACGAGGAGAAGTGTTACCCACCTAAGCTGGATGAAGCAAAGGAGCAACTACTACTTAAGAAACTCCAGGAGAGTGCATCCATGGCCAACAGAAGCAGGTATCAGTCGCGCAAAGTAGAAAACATGAAAGCAACAATCATCCAGAGACTAAAGAGAGGCTGTAGATTATACTTAATGTCAGAGACCCCAAAAGTCCCTACCTACCGGACCACATATCCGGCGCCTGTGTACTCGCCTCCGATTAACGTCCGACTGTCCAACCCCGAGTCCGCAGTGGCAGCATGCAATGAGTTCTTGGCTAGAAACTATCCAACTGTTTCATCATACCAAATCACCGACGAGTATGATGCATATCTAGACATGGTGGACGGGTCGGAGAGTTGTCTGGACCGAGCGACATTCAATCCGTCAAAACTTAGGAGCTACCCAAAACAGCACGCTTACCACGCGCCCTCCATCAGAAGCGCTGTACCGTCCCCATTCCAGAACACACTACAGAATGTACTGGCAGCAGCCACGAAAAGAAACTGCAACGTCACACAGATGAGGGAATTACCCACTTTGGACTCAGCAGTATTCAACGTGGAGTGTTTCAAAAAATTCGCATGCAACCAAGAATACTGGGAAGAATTTGCTGCCAGCCCTATCAGGATAACAACTGAGAATTTAACAACCTATGTTACTAAACTAAAGGGGCCAAAAGCAGCAGCGCTATTTGCAAAAACCCATAATCTGCTGCCACTGCAGGAAGTGCCAATGGATAGGTTCACAGTAGACATGAAAAGGGATGTGAAGGTGACTCCTGGTACAAAGCACACAGAGGAAAGACCTAAGGTACAGGTTATACAGGCGGCTGAACCCTTGGCAACAGCATACCTATGTGGGATTCACAGAGAGCTGGTTAGGAGGCTGAACGCCGTCCTCCTACCCAATGTACATACACTATTTGACATGTCTGCCGAGGATTTCGATGCCATCATAGCCGCACACTTTAAGCCAGGAGACACTGTTTTAGAAACGGACATAGCCTCCTTTGATAAGAGCCAAGATGATTCACTTGCGCTTACTGCTTTAATGCTGTTAGAGGATTTAGGGGTGGATCACTCCCTGTTGGACTTGATAGAGGCTGCTTTCGGAGAGATTTCCAGCTGTCATCTACCGACAGGTACGCGCTTCAAGTTCGGCGCCATGATGAAATCTGGTATGTTCCTAACTCTGTTCGTCAACACACTGCTAAATATCACCATCGCCAGCCGAGTGCTGGAAGATCGTCTGACAAAATCCGCGTGCGCAGCCTTCATCGGCGACGACAACATAATACATGGAGTCGTCTCCGATGAATTGATGGCAGCCAGATGCGCCACTTGGATGAACATGGAAGTGAAGATCATAGATGCAGTTGTATCCCAGAAAGCCCCTTACTTTTGTGGAGGGTTTATACTGCACGATATCGTGACAGGAACAGCTTGCAGAGTGGCAGACCCGCTAAAAAGGCTATTTAAACTGGGCAAACCGCTAGCGGCAGGTGACGAACAAGATGAGGATAGAAGACGAGCGCTGGCTGACGAAGTGGTCAGATGGCAACGAACAGGGCTAATTGATGAGTTGGAGAAAGCGGTATACTCTAGGTATGAAGTGCAGGGTATATCAGTTGTGGTAATGTCCATGGCCACCTTTGCAAGCTCCAGATCCAACTTCGAGAAGCTCAGAGGACCCGTCGTAACTTTGTACGGCGGTCCTAAATAGGTACGCACTACAGCTACCTATTTTGCAGAAGCCGACAGTAAGTACCTAAACACTAATCAGCTACAATGGAGTTCATCCCAACCCAAACTTTTTACAACAGGAGGTACCAGCCTCGACCCTGGACTCCGCGCCCTACTATCCAAGTCATCAGGCCCAGACCGCGCCCGCAGAGGCAAGCTGGGCAACTTGCCCAGCTGATCTCAGCAGTTAATAAACTGACAATGCGCGCGGTACCCCAACAGAAGCCACGCAAGAATCGGAAGAATAAGAAGCAAAAGCAAAAGCAGCAGGCGCCACAAAACAACACAAACCAAAAGAAGCAGCCACCTAAAAAGAAACCAGCTCAAAAGAAAAAGAAGCCGGGCCGCAGAGAGAGGATGTGCATGAAAATCGAAAATGACTGTATTTTCGAAGTCAAGCACGAAGGTAAGGTAACAGGTTACGCGTGCTTGGTGGGGGACAAAGTAATGAAACCAGCACACGTAAAGGGGACCATCGATAACGCGGACCTGGCCAAATTGGCCTTTAAGCGGTCATCTAAGTACGACCTTGAATGCGCGCAGATACCCGTGCACATGAAGTCCGACGCTTCGAAGTTCACCCATGAGAAACCGGAGGGGTACTACAACTGGCACCACGGAGCAGTACAGTACTCAGGAGGCCGGTTCACCATCCCTACAGGTGCGGGCAAACCAGGGGACAGCGGTAGACCGATCTTCGACAACAAGGGACGCGTGGTGGCCATAGTCTTAGGAGGAGCTAATGAAGGAGCCCGTACAGCCCTCTCAGTGGTGACCTGGAATAAAGACATTGTCACTAAAATCACCCCTGAGGGAGCCGAAGAGTGGAGTCTTGCCATCCCAGTTATGTGCCTGTTGGCAAATACCACGTTCCCCTGCTCCCAGCCCCCTTGCATACCCTGCTGCTACGAAAAGGAACCGGAGGAAACCCTACGCATGCTTGAGGACAACGTCATGAGACCTGGGTACTATCAGCTGCTACAAGCATCATTAACATGTTCTCCCCACCGCCAGCGACGCAGCACCAAGGACAACTTCAATGTCTATAAAGCCACAAGACCATACCTAGCTCACTGTCCCGACTGTGGAGAAGGGCACTCGTGCCATAGTCCCGTAGCACTAGAACGCATCAGAAATGAAGCGACAGACGGGACGCTGAAAATCCAGGTCTCCTTGCAAATTGGAATAGGGACGGATGATAGCCATGATTGGACCAAGCTGCGTTACATGGACAATCACATACCAGCAGACGCAGGGAGGGCCGGGCTATTTGTAAGAACATCAGCACCATGCACGATTACTGGAACAATGGGACACTTCATCCTGGCCCGATGTCCGAAAGGAGAAACTCTGACGGTGGGATTCACTGACAGTAGGAAGATTAGTCACTCATGTACGCACCCATTTCACCACGACCCTCCTGTGATAGGCCGGGAAAAATTCCATTCCCGACCGCAGCACGGTAAAGAGCTACCTTGCAGCACGTACGTGCAGAGCAACGCCGCAACTGCCGAGGAGATAGAGGTACACATGCCCCCAGACACCCCTGATCGCACATTGCTGTCACAACAGTCCGGCAACGTAAAGATCACAGTCAATAGTCAGACGGTGCGGTATAAGTGTAATTGCGGTGGCTCAAATGAAGGACTAATAACTACAGATAAAGTGATTAATAACTGCAAGGTTGATCAATGTCATGCCGCGGTCACCAATCACAAAAAGTGGCAGTATAACTCCCCTCTGGTCCCGCGTAACGCTGAACTCGGGGACCGAAAAGGAAAAATTCACATCCCGTTTCCGCTGGCAAATGTAACATGCATGGTGCCTAAAGCAAGGAACCCCACCGTGACGTACGGGAAAAACCAAGTCATCATGCTACTGTATCCTGACCACCCAACACTCCTGTCCTACCGGAGTATGGGAGAAGAACCAAACTATCAAGAAGAGTGGGTGACGCACAAGAAGGAGGTCGTGCTAACCGTGCCGACTGAAGGGCTCGAGGTTACGTGGGGCAACAACGAGCCGTATAAGTATTGGCCGCAGTTATCTGCAAACGGTACAGCCCACGGCCACCCGCATGAGATAATCTTGTACTATTATGAGCTGTACCCTACTATGACTGTAGTAGTTGTGTCAGTGGCCTCGTTCATACTCCTGTCGATGGTGGGTATGGCAGTGGGGATGTGCATGTGTGCACGACGCAGATGCATCACACCATACGAACTGACACCAGGAGCTACCGTCCCTTTCCTGCTTAGCCTAATATGCTGCATCAGAACAGCTAAAGCGGCCACATACCAAGAGGCTGCGGTATACCTGTGGAACGAGCAGCAACCTTTGTTTTGGCTACAAGCCCTTATTCCGCTGGCAGCCCTGATTGTCCTATGCAACTGTCTGAGACTCTTACCATGCTGTTGTAAAACGTTGGCTTTTTTAGCCGTAATGAGCATCGGTGCCCACACTGTGAGCGCGTACGAACACGTAACAGTGATCCCGAACACGGTGGGAGTACCGTATAAGACTCTAGTCAACAGACCGGGCTACAGCCCCATGGTACTGGAGATGGAGCTACTGTCAGTCACTTTGGAGCCAACGCTATCGCTTGATTACATCACGTGCGAATACAAAACCGTCATCCCGTCTCCGTACGTGAAATGCTGCGGTACAGCAGAGTGCAAGGACAAAAACCTACCTGACTACAGCTGTAAGGTCTTCACCGGCGTCTACCCATTTATGTGGGGCGGCGCCTACTGCTTCTGCGACGCTGAAAACACGCAATTGAGCGAAGCACATGTGGAGAAGTCCGAATCATGCAAAACAGAATTTGCATCAGCATACAGGGCTCATACCGCATCCGCATCAGCTAAGCTCCGCGTCCTTTACCAAGGAAATAACATCACTGTAACTGCCTATGCAAACGGCGACCATGCCGTCACAGTTAAGGACGCCAAATTCATTGTGGGGCCAATGTCTTCAGCCTGGACACCTTTTGACAACAAAATCGTGGTGTACAAAGGTGACGTTTACAACATGGACTACCCGCCCTTTGGCGCAGGAAGACCAGGACAATTTGGCGATATCCAAAGTCGCACGCCTGAGAGCAAAGACGTCTATGCTAACACACAACTGGTACTGCAGAGACCGGCTGCGGGTACGGTACACGTGCCATACTCTCAGGCACCATCTGGCTTTAAGTATTGGTTAAAAGAACGAGGGGCGTCGCTACAGCACACAGCACCATTTGGCTGCCAAATAGCAACAAACCCGGTAAGAGCGATGAACTGCGCCGTAGGGAACATGCCCATCTCCATCGACATACCGGATGCGGCCTTCACTAGGGTCGTCGACGCGCCCTCTTTAACGGACATGTCATGCGAGGTACCAGCCTGCACCCATTCCTCAGACTTTGGGGGCGTCGCCATTATTAAATATGCAGTCAGCAAGAAAGGCAAGTGTGCGGTGCATTCGATGACCAACGCCGTCACTATCCGGGAAGCTGAGATAGAAGTTGAAGGGAATTCTCAGCTGCAAATCTCTTTCTCGACGGCCTTGGCCAGCGCCGAATTCCGCGTACAAGTCTGTTCTACACAAGTACACTGTGCAGCCGAGTGCCACCCTCCGAAGGACCACATAGTCAACTACCCGGCGTCACATACCACCCTCGGGGTCCAGGACATTTCCGCTACGGCGATGTCATGGGTGCAGAAGATCACGGGAGGTGTGGGACTGGTTGTCGCTGTTGCAGCACTGATTCTAATCGTGGTGCTATGCGTGTCGTTCAGCAGGCACTAACTTGACGACTAAGCATGAAGGTATATGTGTCCCCTAAGAGACACACCGTATATAGCTAATAATCTGTAGATCAAAGGGCTATATAACCCCTGAATAGTAACAAAATACAAAATCACTAAAAATTATAAAAAAAAAAAAAAAAAAACAGAAAAATATATAAATAGGTATACGTGTCCCCTAAGAGACACATTGTATGTAGGTGATAAGTATAGATCAAAGGGCCGAACAACCCCTGAATAGTAACAAAATATAAAAATTAATAAAAATCATAAAATAGAAAAACCATAAACAGAAGTAGTTCAAAGGGCTATAAAAACCCCTGAATAGTAACAAAACATAAAACTAATAAAAATCAAATGAATACCATAATTGGCAAACGGAAGAGATGTAGGTACTTAAGCTTCCTAAAAGCAGCCGAACTCACTTTGAGATGTAGGCATAGCATACCGAACTCTTCCACGATTCTCCGAACCCACAGGGACGTAGGAGATGTTATTTTGTTTTTAATATTTC